CGCGGGTGAAAGCCACGTGAAGTGGCAGAAGCGCGCGGGGTTCCTGCCGCTGACCGACCGCATTTCGGATGAGACGACGGTTGCCTCGGGGACGTATGTGGACGTGGGGCCGATACGGATTCAGTACGGCCTTGCCCCAAGCGGCAGCACTGGCGCGCGCACCATCACGCTGCCAGCGCCATTCAAAAGCACCAGTTACAGCGTGACAGCAAGCGTCGGCGTGCTCGATGCGTCAAGCCGGACCGTCAACCTCGAGCCGACTACTGCAAGCACGTTCACGGTTCGCGTGACCGCCGGTGGCAACGGCTCAGGAGCTCTCTTCAACTGGATTGCCATCGGACTGGTGCCCTGACCATGCCCCTAGTCTGGTCATTCAAACAACAGCCATACCCCCTGATCACCGGCATCACCGGCATTCAGGGCGAGGATGCGCCCGAAACCTCCGGGCCGTGGGAGCTGGTGTGCAACGCGCAAAGCTACGGCGAGGCGTTCAACGCGGTGTACCCGTACAGAACTCTTTGGGGTGCGTTTGCTGGTGCGGGACACGAATTCGCTACCGCCCAAGCGCGGCCTGCTGGCCCTTGGCACATCGGGGCCGTGCTGCGTGCCGGTACCGTGAGTGTTGACCGCCTGGAGTTCGCCCACCGCGCAGTCGATGGTGCAGCCATGGTTACGCAGTGCAGCGCCGAGATCGCGCAGCGCGCTGGTGGTGATTTGCGGTGGTCTCGCCTGCCGCAAGTCAAAACCGATGCGGATGGGCGAGTGTCTATCCGCATCGGCCCAGTGCGCTGCGCCGGCGTGCGCCTACGGGTTGACAGCATCAGCGCCGAGGGTGAATACCCCGGCATTTCAGGTTTCCAGTTGTATGGGTTTTTTTGATGCCCTTCATTTTTGTACTGCACCCGCCCTGACCTGGGTTGGCCGACACCAACCGTGAGCGAGTTTTTCCCTTTTTTCATTCCTCTGACCTTTTGGAGAATTTCATGTCCCTGACTCAAGAACAACGCGACTCTTTGATCGCACGCGCCGGCCGCGCCGGTAACACCGTGGCCGCTGGTATCAACCTGCTGGCTGCCCAGAACACGGCCCAGACCGCTGCGATTGCATCGCTGCAAGCCAACCTGGCCGCCCTGACCGGTCGCGTGTCGACCACCGAGTCGCGCGCCGATGCCGCTGAACAGCGCCTCAACGGCCACGACAGCGACATTTCAGCCGTGTTCACCGCGATCACCGGCCAAGCCGATGGCGCCGACCAAACCGACGCCGACAACGACGGCACCGCCGACGTGAACCAGTCCGGCAGCGCCACCATCGAGTGATCCCGAGTGATCTCGTGTTGATGTGACAAAAGCCGGACTTAGTGTCCGGCTTTTTTGAGACTCAAGGTGCCCCAATGGATCACGAAGACGTTTTGATCGACCGGCTAGAGCGTCGATTGCAGGAGCGCGAACGCATGCGCAGCCTAGAGAGCAAGGTGCGCGCCCAGGAGCAAGGCATTGCCGACCTGCACCGCACAACAAACGAGCTGCGCCATGCGCTTGACGCGCTGGTTGCCGGTGTGCTGCGCGGTATTTGCCCGGTTACGGCCCACCAACCACAAGTCGTCAACTCACTGGCCGGTTTGCGCAACGTTTCCGGCGTGGTCAATGTGGGTCAACTGTTTGACGTGCTGGTCGGCGGCTCCAATGCACGTGAGCTGCACGAAGTCACCGCAGTCAACGCCAGCGGCCAGATCTTGAGCACCAAGGTGCTCGAGGGTCCGACCGCGTTCGCGGTGCCGCAGATGCACACCGTGCGGTCCGATTGACATCCACCGCCCCAAGAGTGATTTGCGTGCCAAGCATGGCATCTTCGTGGGCACTATGCCCGCCACCATCGACACCCGAAAAGCCCACCTGACCCGCAAGCACGGCGACATCTACGCCGTCTACACCTGGGTCAACGACGAGCGCGCCCTTGTGCTCATCCCCGCCAATCGCCCGGGTGCGCCCTGGTACATCGTCATGGAGTCGGCGGCGTTTGAGTACGACAACCCGCTGGAGCTGCAGCGGCGCAGCATGAAGGCCTGCGATGTGCTGGGCATTGAGCCCAGCCGGCCCAACTGGGTGCGTGTGGCAACCATCATCCACCAAGGCCTGCCGGATTTGGTGCGCATGCCGAGCGCGCCACCGCCCGAATACCTCAAGGGTGCAGTGGGCCAGATGATCCTCAAGGAAGGCGGCAGGGTCATTGGTGGCGAGGACATCCGGGTCGAAAAAGAGGGCGTGTCTTATGAATGAGCTGGACGTGTCGGTCAAACGGGGCCGCGCGCCCGGCGATCAGTATTTCGATGCGCACGCAGCGGACACGCGCCGCAATGAGCTGGCCACCACCTCGTCACACCCAATGGACAGCGATGAAGCACGCGCGGAGCTGCGCATGCTGCTGCAGTGGTACTACTACGAGCGCGACAAGCAATCGGGGAACCGCCTGGAAATGGCGATGGACCACGATTTTTACGACAACATGCAGTGGGACCCCGACGACGCTGCGACGGTGCGCGAACGTGGGCAGATGCCGCTGGTGTACAACGAAGTCGCGCCAATGTGCGATTGGCTGATTGGCACCGAGCGCCGCACGCGCGTGGATTGGAAGGTGTTGCCGCGCACTGAGGATGATGTGGCCCTGGCTGACGTGAAGACCAAGGTGCTCAAGTATGTGGCCGATGTCAACCGGGTGACGTTTGCCCGTTCCCGCGCATTTGCCGATGCGATCAAGGGTGGTGTTGGCTGGCTCGATGATGGAGCCCGCAAAGACCCGACCAAGGATGTGCTCTACAGCATGTACCAAGACTGGCGCAATGTGCTGTGGGACACCGATGCCTATGAGTTGGATCTGAGCGATGCGCGCTACCTGTTCCGCTGGCGTTGGGTGGATGAGGATGTGGCTGTGATGCTGGCGCCAGGCCGCAAAGACCGCATTTTGGCCGCCATGGAGGAGGCGACAAGCCGCAACGGTGGCGCCTTTGAGGAGGAAACCTGGTACGACGGGATTGACCCGTATGCGCAGAACCGGTCGGGCGTGATCTATGCCGCAGGCGCCGGGATGATGGTGGATGCCCAGCGCCGCAAGGTGCGACTGATCGAGGCGCAGTATCGCAAGCCTGTTGCGGTCAAAGTGGTGGATTCCGGGCCGATGCAAGGCCTGGTGTTCAACGAGCACGACCGCGCGATGGTGGAGCAGGTGGTGGCCAGCGGGTCGAAGCTGGTCGACTCGGTGATGATGCGTATGCACATCGCGCTTTTCACCGAGAGTGACATGCTGGCCTATGGCGTGAGCCCGTACCGGCACAACGATTTCAGCTTGACGCCCGTGTGGTGCTATCGCCGGGGCCGCGACCGCATGCCTTATGGCGTGATCCGCCGGGTGCGTGACATTCAGATGGACCTGAACAAGCGCGCGAGCAAGGCGCTGTTCATGCTGAACACGAACCAGATCATTGCCGAGGAGGGGGCGGTGGAGGACTGGGACAACGCGCGCGAAGAGGTGGCGCGGCCTGATGGCCTGATCGTCAAGAAGCCCGGCCGCGAGTTCAGCATTCGGCGCGACACCGATGGCGCGACCGGCCAAATCTCGATGATGTCGCTGGACGCGCAAAGTATCCAGCAGTCGGTCGGCGTGGCCGACGAGAACCTTGGGCGCCAGACCAACGCCGTGAGCGGTGAGGCTATCAAGGCGCGGCAGATTCAGGGGTCTGTGGTGACCACTGAGCCGTTTGATAACTTGCGGTTTGCCACCCAGGTGCAGGGTCAAAAGCATGTGTCGTTGACCGAGCAGTTTTATTCTGCGCCGAAAGTGATTCGCTTGGTGGGCACCAAGGGGGCTATCGAGTGGGTGCGGGTGAATGAGCCCGAGGTGGCCGAGGATGGCTCTGTGCGGTTCCTCAACGACATCACCGCCAGTCAGTCCGATTTCATCGTGTCCGAGCAGGATTACGCGGGCACGCTGCGCCAGGTGATGTTTGACGCGCTCAACAACCTGGCCGCCCGCTTGCCGCCCGAGGTGTCGCTGCGCCTGATGACGATGGCGTTTGAGTTTTCGGACCTGCCTAACAAGGACGAGATTGCCGACCAGTTCCGCAAGCTGACCGGTGAGCGCGACCCGAACAAAGAGCCGACCCCCGAGGAGCAGGCGCAGATGCAGCAGCAGGCCCAAGCCCAGGCCGAGGCGCTGCAGATGCAACGTGAGCAGGCGATCACGGCGCTGGAAGAGCAAAAGGCCAAGGTGCGCGAAATCAATGCGCGTGCGGCCAAGCTGGAGGCCGAGGCTCAGTCGCAGGGCAACGCGCAAGGCGCTGGCCTTGATCTGCAAACCCAGGCCGCGACATCGGCCGAGATTGAGCGCCTGACCGGTGAGCTGCAGCGCGCCCAGGCTGAGCTGGCAGACCAGACGCTCAAGATCAACAAGGACGCGGACACCCGCATTGAGACGGCCCGCATTGAGACGGCCAGCCGCGAAAAGGTGGCTGAGATTCAGGCGGCAAGCAATGAGCGGTTGGCCAGCATTTCACGCCGCATGGAGCAGGGCGCTGGCGTGCCAAGCATGGCAGGCTCTGCAGCAACTCAGGAGTGACCACATGAACAACCCCATTCAAGAAGAAATCGACGCCAAGGCAACAGCGCCCCGCGTGACGCCCGCCGACATCGAGGCGAACATTGTCGATGAGCACTATTTCAGAGCAGCCGAGGGAGCGGTTGCGGCATGGCAAAAAACTCAAGAAATGGAGCCGCCAGACTTCACACCATTGCGCCGGCTTACCTTCTGCGTCTTGGTGCTGCGCAACGGCCACACCGTTTCAGGCGAATCGCATTGCCAAGACCCCGCAAAGTTCGATGCAGAAATTGGCCGCGCCGAGGCTCGCAAAGACGCCATCCGCAAACTGTGGCCAATGGTGGTTTACGAGCGCCGATCCAAGCTAAACCAGGAGTGATCATGGCAAAGAAAAAGCTCAAAACATTGGCAT